ATGAATAAACAAATAAAAGTAGAATTAAAAAAAGGTATATCAAAAAAGACCAACAAACCGTATGTTATGTTAAAAATAACTACCGGTGTGGATGCTGTGGATAGACAACTTAAACCTATATTTTTAAATGAATTACAAGTTTACGCTCTTGAAATGAACGGCGTAAAAATTGAGTAATTGATAGGTCTTTTGAAAAAAGCCCTTTAACAAAGGAACTATGAAAGGAATAGATATATGGGAGTTATTAATGATTTATTTGATGCTTTAGCTGAAATTATTACTGGTTTATTTACTTCCTTGGCTAATGCTTTAACCGGTGTGGTTGCTATTTTCTATGATGAAAACGGCTTTACTGTTTTAGGTGCATTGCTATTGATTGGTTTTGGTCTATTTTTCGTAATGTTCGCTTGGAGAGTTATTCAAGCCTTAATCAAACGATAGTAGACAGCATCAAGTTAGGGCAACATTTTTGTTGCCCTTTATTTTAAAAAAAATAAAAAAGGAGTTATAAAAGTGATAGGACAAGCATTGTATGATTTAGTATTATTTATTTATGAACCTATTGAATATATTATTAATCAAATGGGTTTATCAACTGTAAGAATAAAACTTGGCATTGGTCAAGTGGAATTTTTTAATTTAACATTGCCACAACTACTCTCTATAATGGTTTCGGTGGTTGTTTGGTATGTTTTTGTTCGTTTTGTTTATAAATTGATCAAATCAATTTTTGGTTTGGCTACTCGTTGGTTTAGATAGGGGGATTTTATGAAAAAAATAGTTGTATTTTTAATGGTTTTGGCTTTTGTTTTTGTAGTCATTCCTAAAATTAGTTTAAAGGCTCAAAGTAATGAAGATTTATCTTATAGTAATGATAATTTAGCATCTCCGGATTTAGATGGTAAAGAGTATTTAGGTAATGGCAATTATAGACTTTACAATGATAGTGGTATTACAATAGATTATAATGTTTATGACGGTGTTTGGACTTTTGATGGGACAGTTTTAAGTGCTTTTGCTTATACATTGTTTCAAATTGAACAAAATATTGAATATACTTTATCTTATTTAGCAGTTTCAGGAACTTTATCGGGTGGTAGATTAAACTTTTATATAAATTCTCCAGGTGTAGATGCTCTATTTCAAAATAATGAAAATATAAATAAACACACTACTTTTACAACTACAACTCAAAACCAATTAAGGATTAATGCTAATGCTGATAGAACTTTTGAAAACTATAAATTCAAACTTCAACTTGAAAAAGGCGACACAGCAACTGATTATAAAGTGCCTTTACAACCTTATTTATGGCATGAGAAACAATTATCGTATACTGATGGTTATGATATAGGTTTAGATATTGGTAGGCAAGAAGGCTATAATAAAGGTTATGAAGATGCATCAATTATTGGAACTGATTTAAACCTTGCTGAATGGTATAGTTATAAACTTTATGATGATTATTATCATATGACAACCGGCAACATAATATTAGATACTGATAGGGAAGGTATCACGGTAATTGTTCCGGATGCTGGTAATGTTATTACATCAGCCGGTGAAAATACCGAACAAAAAATTGTTTTTTATGATGATCATGATAATGAAATATCATCTACAAGTGTTTTTGGTCGTTTAACCGGTCGTTTTGATTATTCAATACCGGTAGGTGCTTATTCATTTACTTATTATGTTTTAGTTCGAGGACCATTAGTACATAACTACGTTTACGAATGGAATAAAGTTGCTTTTGTTGGTTATAAGGATTTATTAAAAACATATAGTAAAGCTTGGCAAGAAGCCTATGATGAAGGCTATGATTATGGTTATGATATAGGTTTAGATATTGGTAGGCAAGAAGGCTATGATGAAGGCTATGATGAAGGCTATAATAAAGGTTATGAAGATGCATCAATTATTGGAACTGATATAAACCTTGCTGAATGGTATAGTTATAAACTTTTTAATGATTATTATCATATGACAACCGGCAACATAATATTAGATACTGATAGGGAAGGTATCACGGTAATTGTTCCGGATGCTGATAATGTTATTAGATCAGCCGGTCAAAATACCGAACAAAAAATTGTTTTTTATGATGCTCATGATAATGAAATATCATCTACAAGTGTTTATGGTCGTTTAACCGGTCGTTTTGATTATTCAATACCGGTAGGTGCTTATTCATTTACTTATTATGTTTTAGTTCGAGGACCATTANTACATAACTACGTTTACGAATGGAATAAAGTTGCTTTTGTTGGTTATAAGGATTTATTAAAAACATATAGTAAAGCTTGGCAAGAAGCCTATGATGAAGGCTATGATTATGGTTATGATATAGGTTTAGATATTGGTAGGCAAGAAGGCTATGATGAAGGCTATGATTATGGTTATGATATAGGTTATAATAAAGGTTATGAAGATGGTATATTCATAGGTTATAATAAAGGTTATGATTATGGTTATGAATTAGGAAAAATTGAAACAATAGACTTTTATAAGGATGAGTGGTTTCAGCAAGGTAAATCCGTAGGTTATGCCGAAGGAATAGATGAAAATATTGCAACCGGTGGTTTTTTAATGATTTTATCAAGTGCTTTCCTTGGTGTATCAACGCTTTTAGGAATTGAATTGTTGCCTAACATTACCTTGGGTATGATAGTGGCTGTGCCGTTGGTATTTGGTTTGTTGTTTTTCATTTTAGGTAAACGAAAGGATTGATGCTATGCCTAATAATTTGATGCAAGAGTTATGGGATTTATTAATTGCTTTAATAAAAGCCGTAGGTGGTATTTGGGATTGGTTAAATGAGCCTTTAAAAATCGGTTTAGATTTGGGTGTTTTAGGTTACATTGGTGTTCCACCATTTACGCCTATTAGTGCTTTCGGTGTTGGTATTTTAGTTATTATTGGTTTATGGGCTGTTAAGTCCTTGTTACCGTTGGGGTGATATTATGAAAAGAATTAAAAATATATACAATAAAATACGTAGTAAAATAGTTAATAGTAGGTATATTATTTATTTGAAATCTTTGGATAGGTTTCAAAAGTTTATCCATTTTTCAATAGTTTTAATTATATTGATATTGTCGGTATTATATCCGGTGCAAGTATCTATTGTAGTTGCTATTATTAGTTTATTAGCGTTTATTTTAATGTCTATATCAAATGCAATCGCTCTTATATTAATACAAGGTAATGGAATAATTGCCGGTGGTCGTGGTAAAGGTAAAGGTGTTTTACTTAATAAGATTATCAATAAAGATAAAAATAAAGTTCATTATTGTAATGTTCCATACAATAAATATACAAAAGTATTAAATGTTAAAGAATATATCAATAGTATATTGCCAAATACAATTTTGAACTTTATCAATGATGATATTAAAAAGATTGAGAAAGATTATAAGTTTGAAGGTATCAACGTATATTGGGATGATATAGCTGTCTATGCACCTAATCATATGGACAATGAACTTAAAAAACTATACCCTTCAATGTCAGCTTTATTGCCTATCAATAGACACTTGTATAATGCGTATATGATTATAACGGTGCAAGATATAAATAGACCTTACAAGTTATTAAGAGAGTTACAAACTGATTTTAGTGTTATTGTTTTAAAAACTCATGGTTTTGGTTATATATGGCGTTCTATTCCTTTGCTTAATATGTTAGTATATACAAAAGCTATATGGTATGAAAATGTAAACTCTGCACAACAAGGTATATTACCTTTTAATGCAAAAGCTATTGTAAATGAAACTGTTAAGCATGGTTATCTTACAAGCGGTCAAGCAACAAAAGAGCAGTTCAAGGCGATGCATGGAGCTATCAAATATATTAGGGTTTTCCAGAGAAAAAGCTCTTTGGGGTATGATACAAGATATTTCCATGAATCGCTATACGGTCATAAGAATTATAAAAGCGGAAGTTAGTGTCAAGGTTTCTCGGTGTCGGCTTGCGTTTAAAAAAAAGGGTGTATCTTTGCACCTTTTTTTAGCAAACGATGCCCCCTTGACAATAACGGGCGTGATGCTTTCTATTGCTCTTTTTAAAAAACAAAAAATATACTTACATTTTTTTTGTTTTTGAAAAAGGGGCAATTTTTTTTTAGCAAAAAAAGCGTTAAGGTATAGTATTACCCTTAACGCAACCTATGAGCAAGTGTGCAAATATATATTGACATATAAAATTACTATGCTATAATGTATATAGAATTAAATAGAAAAAGGGGTTATATATATGAATAAGTTAAGAAGATGCGTATTTACTTGGAATAATTGGCAAAAGGATTTTGCTGATAAAGATGCAGTTGCTGAATATTTTAAAAGCTTAAATCATATAAAATATTTTGTTATAGGTTTTGAAGTAGGCGAACAAGGAACTTCACACTTACAAGGTTTTTTACATTTTTCAAATCCTAAAACATTAGATACATTAAGAAAATATTTAAAGAATAATCATATTGAGCAAGTAAAAGGAACTTTCAAACAAGCAACCGACTATTGTAAAAAAGATGGCGATTTTATAGAGTGGGGCGACGCTCCAATAGAACAAGGCAAAAGAAACGATATTGATGATTTTATAGAAGCTATACAACAAGGTTATAGTAATAGCGAATTATTAACACAATACCCTTCGCAATATTTACGGTATCAAAAGATGATAGCTGATATAAGAGAAAATACCATATATGAAAAATACAAAAATACTCCACGCTTTGACATTCAAGTTATTTATATTCACGGTTCGGCCGGTGTTGGTAAAACACGCTATATATATGAAACACATGGTTATGATAATGTTTATCGTGTAAGCGATTATAAAAATCCGTTTGATGCGTATAATAATGAGCCGGTCATAGTATTGGAAGAGTTCAGAAGTCAATTAACATTATCATTGATGCTAAATCTATTAGATATCTACCCTTTTAGATTACCAGCGAGATATAATGATAAAATGGCGTGTTATACAACGGTTTACATTGTAAGTAATTGGAGAATAGAACAACAATATATAGAAGTTCAAGAGAAGTATCCGTTATCATGGCAAGCGTTTTTGCGTCGGATACATAAAATATGGGATTTTGATAAAAATCCATCACAACCAAAAGATATAGAATTACCGTAGGGAAAACCCTCAATTGGAAAAGAAAAGCAATCAAAAGTATTGACACATAAAATATCATTATGTTATAATATAGTAAAATAAATAAGAAAAAGGAGTGTAAGAAAATGAATAAACAATTAAAAGTAGAATTAAAAAAAGGTATATCAGAAAAGACCAACAAACCGTATGTTATGTTAAAAATAACTACCGGTGTGGATGCTGTGGATAGACAACTTAAACCTATATTTTTAAATGAATTACAAGTTTACGCTCTTGAAATGAACGGCGTAAAAATTGAGTAATTGATAGGTCTTTTGAAAAAAGCCCTTTAACAAAGGAACTATGAAAGGAATAGATATATGGGAGTTATTAATGATTTATTTGATGCTTTAGCTGAAATTATTACTGGTTTATTTACTTCCTTGGCTAATGCTTTAACCGGTGTGGTTGCTATTTTCTATGATGAAAACGGCTTTACTGTTTTAGGTGCATTGCTATTGATTGGTTTTGGTCTATTTTTCGTAATGTTCGCTTGGAGAGTTATTCAAGCCTTAATCAAACGATAGTAGACAGCATCAAGTTAGGGCAACATTTTTGTTGCCCTTTATTTTAAAAAAAATAAAAAAGGAGTTATAAAAGTGATAGGACAAGCATTGTATGATTTAGTATTATTTATTTATGAACCTATTGAATATATTATTAATCAAATGGGTTTATCAACTGTAAGAATAAAACTTGGCATTGGTCAAGTGGAATTTTTTAATTTAACATTGCCACAACTACTCTCTATAATGGTTTCGGTGGTTGTTTGGTATGTTTTTGTTCGTTTTGTTTATAAATTGATCAAATCAATTTTTGGTTTGGCTACTCGTTGGTTTAGATAGGGGGATTTTATGAAAAAAATAGTTGTATTTTTAATGGTTTTGGCTTTTGTTTTTGTAGTCATTCCTAAAATTAGTTTAAAGGCTCAAAGTAATGAAGATTTATCTTATAGTAATGATAATTTAGCATCTCCGGATTTAGATGGTAAAGAGTATTTAGGTAATGGCAATTATAGACTTTACAATGATAGTGGTATTACAATAGATTATAATGTTTATGACGGTGTTTGGACTTTTGATGGGACAGTTTTAAGTGCTTTTGCTTATACATTGTTTCAAATTGAACAAAATATTGAATATACTTTATCTTATTTAGCAGTTTCAGGAACTTTATCGGGTGGTAGATTAAACTTTTATATAAATTCTCCAGGTGTAGATGCTCTATTTCAAAATAATGAAAATATAAATAAACACACTACTTTTACAACTACAACTCAAAACCAATTAAGGATTAATGCTAATGCTGATAGAACTTTTGAAAACTATAAATTCAAACTTCAACTTGAAAAAGGCGACACAGCAACTGATTATAAAGTGCCTTTACAACCTTATTTATGGCATGAGAAACAATTATCGTATACTGATGGTTATGATATAGGTTTAGATATTGGTAGGCAAGAAGGCTATAATAAAGGTTATGAAGATGCATCAATTATTGGAACTGATTTAAACCTTGCTGAATGGTATAGTTATAAACTTTATGATGATTATTATCATATGACAACCGGCAACATAATATTAGATACTGATAGGGAAGGTATCACGGTAATTGTTCCGGATGCTGGTAATGTTATTACATCAGCCGGTGAAAATACCGAACAAAAAATTGTTTTTTATGATGATCATGATAATGAAATATCATCTACAAGTGTTTTTGGTCGTTTAACCGGTCGTTTT